GGAATTCATCCTGCCCGACAAGCCGAACATGATTTTGCGCAAAATGACTCGGACGTTTGTCGCGTGAGTGCGGAGCTGATCTTAGACGGCACGAAAATTATGTGGCACCAGGACCGGATTAAGGCATGGATGCGTGGCGAACGGATTGCGCCCATCACGATTGATATGGCCTTAACGCAGGCATGTAACTTCGCTTGCAGGTATTGTTATGCCACCATGCAACGTCAAGATGAGCACTTCCCGATAACCAAAAAGGTGATGACTGATTTTATCGACGATTGCGCGGAAATCGGCGTGAAGGCGATTTCCTTGGTCTCGGACGGCGAAAGCACAATCAATCCGTCTTACGTCCACACAATTCAATACGGCGCGAGCAAGGGCCTCTCGATGGCTTCCGGCACAAACGCCTATTTATTGGTCGAGAGTAAATTGCGCGAGATTATGCCGCACCTGACATATCTGCGCGTGAACATCACGGCCGGCGAGCCAGAGCGATTCAAGCAAATCATGGGCGTAAAAGACGGTTGGTTTGAGCGCGTGTGCGAAAACATCCGGGCCATGATGCGGCTCAAAAAGGAAAACGGATGGAAATGCACCGTTGGCATGCAAGCGGTAATCATGCCGGAATTTGCCGATCAGATCATTCCGCTCGCCAAACTGGCGCAAGAGCTCGGGCCCGATTATCTCGTGCTAAAGCACACCAGTGATGACGAAAAGGGCACGCTCGGCGTGAATTACGCCGGATATGACGCGATCATTCCGCTTTTAAAGGAAGCCGAAACCTATTCGAGCGAACAGACAAAAGTCGTGGTGAAGTGGAACAAGCTTAACCAGCGGGGGAAAAGGCCCTATTCGAAGTGCTATGGCTGGCCCTTTATCATGCAGATTTCGGGAAGCGGTCTAGTCACTAGCTGCGGGATGCACTTTGCCGATAAATACAAAAAATATCACCTGGGCAATATCGTAAAAACGCGCTTCAAAGAAATTTGGGCGTCCGACGCATATCTCGAATTGCAGCGCCATTTGGCTTCAGGAAATTTCGATGCAAAAAAAGAGTGTGGAAATACCTGTCTTCAAGACCTGACAAACATATACTTAGACAATGTGATGGAAGGACGAATCCAGCTTGAAGAACCAAAAGGCCAAGCGCCCGCCCACGTCAACTTCATCTGAGGAAGTGGACGAGGTTGAGGAAAAGATAAAGCAGGCGGCCATTGATGGCGCCAATCTCATCCAGTCCATGATTATGGATCCAGAGTTTACCGACGCCACCCGCCTGGCCGCGGCCAAGTACGCAATCGAGCGGGCGGCGGCAAAGGACGGCGCCGCCGATCAAGACAATTCCGTTTTGGCCATCATGCAGATGATCCGGCAAATATCCTCGACCAAAGAACTGCCGCCTGCCACCGATCTGCCCGGCATCGAAGCCAAAAAAGACGAAAACGATTGGGACACCTGGATTGCGGCCAATTTCCACAAACCAAATTGACCAGTGTCACTAAATCGGCGCATCATTTGAGTCACGCCAATGATTGAGCATCCAAAGAGTAACACCGAAGACTATCTGGATTTGCTTTTAGAGCGCAATGACCGCGAATTCTCGGCTTTTAAAAAGCTGAATCCGGCCGAACAGGCAAAGCACCAGGCCCAAATGTTTTTGCACTACGCAAAGACGCCGTGGGCGTTTTTACGGGACTGTGTACACACACTGAATCAGGTGAGCAAAGACGATTACGCCATCCAGCCGTTCCCGTCTTACCTGGAATATCTGAAATTCCTGTGCGAACTTTGGCAGCGCGAAGACAAGTTAGCGATACCTAAGAGCCGCCGCATGGTGTGTAGCTGGTCGTTTATCTCGCTCTACACGCACGACACGCTATTTAAGGAAGGCCGATTCAACGCCTTTGTGTCCAAGAAAGAACAGGATGCCGGCGAACTCGTCGCGCGGGCCGAATTTATTTACCACAAAATCCCGGACTGGCGGATTCCCAAGGCACTCCTGCCCAAAATCAAGGGCGGGAAAATGACGAAAGAGCCTTGGGTTTTGGAGTTTGAAAAAACCCACTCGCAAATCATGGCCTTTCCGCAAGGCGCGCATCAAATGCGGCAGTACACGATTTCGGGCATATTGGGCGACGAAACGGCGTTTTGGGAACAGGCCCAAGCTTTTTATTCCGCGAGCAAACCGACCTTGGACGGGGGCGGCCGGATGACGCTCATTTCGTCGCGCAGTCCTGGGTTTTTTAAGAAAATCGTTTTCGATCAACTGGACGCCCAGGATTTAAATTTCAAAGAAAAGCCGCCCGTGTCTCCAAAATCACCGCTCGAGGGCGTGCAGGTTTGGAAAAATCCAAAAAACAAATTCGTTGTTGTTGATTTGCACTACACGGCCGATCCGAGAAAACGCGGGATGAAATGGCGCGAAGAACAAAAGGCATCCATGCCCAAGCGCGACTTCAACATGGAATATGAAAAAAGCTGGACAACGTTTGAAGAAAAACCCGTGTTCACAGACTTCAGCCGCAACATTCACGTAAAGGAAAACCTGAGCATTGAACCGCAAATCCCACTATTGCTGGCCTTTACCTTTGGCCTCACGCCGTCGTGTTTGATCGCCCAGCTAGTCGGGCGCACGCTTCGCTTCCATAAGGAGTTTCAGGTTGAGGGCAGCATCCATAAACTGTCTGACCTTGTGGCCAGTCACCTAAGCCTGGATTACTCGAGCTGGCTCGCTAGGGACATGATCCATGTGTGGGCCCACCCGGAAGGGTTTGAGAAAAACGACACTGACGAGAAGTCATGCGTGCAGGTCTTGCGTGGGGCGGGGTTGGGGCGCGTGCGCGGCGGTGAGCCGGTCTGGGAAACGGGCAAGCTTGCCGTTGAAACGTACATGACACGCATTTACGGGGACGGGCCGGCGCTGCAAATCAGTGAAGACTGCCCCATTTTGATTGAGAGTTTATCGGGCGGGTATCGCTACAAACAAAGTGCTGGCGAGGAATCGGCCATGCCAATACAGGATAATTTCGCGCGCATGGCGGAATGCGCGCAGTTCATTTGCTCGGCCGTCTCGCAAACCAGAAAAATGAAAAACGTGAACATCCAAACCCCGCACTATGGATTTCAAAACTAGGGAAGGAACTCAGCATGGCAAGGCAGCTTGACGACGAATATTGTAAGCAATTCGTCCTAGCAATGAAGAACGAGGCGGAACAGGCCAAAGAAAATCGCATGCGCCTCAATGAAGACAATTTTGCGATGTATCAGCTCGAGCACGACTTTAGCCATAAGATGCCCGGCCAATCGCGGGAAGTGCTTTCGAAGACGAGAAACGCCACCGAATCCAGCAAGGCGTTTTTCCAGCAAGCTTTGGCCGACCTGGACGACTGGTATCGCATCGAAGCTAGGGATGGCACCGAGGGCGCAGGCATGCTCATTCGCCCGTCTGAAATGCAAAAGATGCTGAATTATCAAATGGGCCGGGCGGATTACTTCAGCCATGTGGGTGCGAGCACTCAAAGCGGTCTTTTGGGGGCGCTTGCCGTCAGCAAGGTGCGCGGGCAATTGGTGCCAAAGCCCAAATTCAAAACCAAGACCGAAGGCAAGGGCCGCGGATACCGGAAATTCGTAGTCGTCGAGGACGACAAAACGTGGGAACTGCGCTTCGACAATATCCGCCAGGAGGATTATTACCCGGATCCAACCGGGAATGAAATGTATCGCATCTATGAAGCCGAAGTTGATCTTTACGTGGTGAAGGCACTCGCCGAAGGGGACGATGCGATTTATGACAAGGAAGCGGTGGACCAGTTAAGGGACTGGGGCAACGGCGACCTGCAAGACCAGAAAAGGGCTAGAGAGACCGGGCAGAATGTTTCCAACAAGAACATGCGCCCGCGGGTGAAGTTGACGGAATATTGGGGCACCGTAGTGGACGGTGAGACCGGCGATATTTTGGCCGAAAATGTCGTGATCACCATAGCGAATGAACAATACGTCATCAGAAAGCCCACGCCCAATCCGCTCTGGCATCAAAAAACACCAATCGTTGCCGCCGCCTTGATTGAGTTTGCCAATTCGGTTTGGGGCATCGCCATGATGGACGCCGGCACCAAGCACAACCGCTCACTCATTGAGATTTTCAACCTCATGCTGGATTCCGCCATGAAGGCCGTCTGGGGCGTGAGCCAAATCCGCACCGATGTTTTGGATGATCCCAAACAGGTGACCGATAGCGTGCGCTGGGGGACGGCTCTAAAGATCGGCGCTGGTCTTCCGATCGGCGGCAAGGTCATGGAAGAATGCATTACGGGCAACATCCCGCCCGAAGTGATAACCATGTTCAACCTGCTAAATCAGGAAACGCTCACGTCCATGAAGACGAATGACCTGCGCATGGGCGCGCAGAGCATGCGGGCGGTGAAGGCGACGGAAGTCGTGACGGCCGAAAACGCCATCACGTCCGAATTCCAAGGCATCGCCAAAAACTTCGAGGAAAAGAAAATCCAGCCGGAACTCGAACTTGCCACCTGGATCATTTGCCAGAATTGGGACCGCATCGACAAGGAAGTGTTCATTAGCCTTTTCGGCAAAGAACGCGGTGAGCAATTGTCTCAGATGGAACCGCAGGAGATTTTTGTTGCCGTTGTTAACGGCATGAAATTCGAAGTGTTCGGGATTTCCCTCACACTCAGGCGCCAGGCCGA